TTCTGGCGATCCATCAGGAAACTTTTGCATGGCACCCATGAGCATCCCCATGCCAAGCTGCACATCAATGCGGCCTTGCATCTCTTCGCCTTTCTTAGGCTCTGGGGTAGACATGGGAGATGACATAGGAGGCGAGGAAGCGCCAGAAAGGGCAGGCTTCTTCTCCATACCCTCTTCACCTTCGGTGCCTTCTTCTTCAACCTCAATTTCCATCGAGGCTTTACCGTCTTTGGCACCGCCACGAATGAGTTTCATCAGTTCTTCAGCGCTTACGCCCATAATATGTCCTTTCAGCGCGGTTTATACCACTTAACGACCGTCTGTCAAGCGATTAACGGCGTGATGGGCGAGCATAACGTAACATTTTGCGTTGCATCATGAGAATCGACCTCCGGCGCGTTGATAACCCGTGCGATTCATCGTTGCACGGCCATAATTGAGTTGTGGGGTGCGATAAATCTGCTTTAACTCAGTTCTATCGACCTTTGGCTGGTCATTTTGGTAGGAAAAGCGGTCAGTACCGCCTCTTGTACCGCCTGTACCGCCATTTATGTTGGAATTACCGTTTGTCAGCATAAAAACTCCTATTGAGCAGGGGGTGCTGCGCCTTCCGGCGTAGGTTGCTGCTGTTTTTGCATTTCTTGCGCCGCTTCGTTCATTTGCTGCATCTTTCGGAGGTCTTCCTTAAGCAATTGCTTCATAGGAGGCTCCAAAATGTCAATCAAACGTTCTTTCGTGATCGCACCACGGTCTGCAAGCGCAAAAGCAAGGCTTCGCAGGTCTTCAGTGAAGATGGGCGAGTTGCTATGTGCGTCTACTTTGACCACAAAGTCCTTGGTGAACTGGTCTGCAATGAACTTATTACCCGTATCGTCGGTATAAATGCGATCCGAATACGTTTGCATGGCTTTTAAGTAAAGCGTTGCCATCTTTTCAAGCGAATCTTCAATGATTAACGCCCGTTTTTTGGCTCTTGAAGACCCTAAACGGGCTAATTGCGACGCATGACCAGCACTTCTAACGCCTGATTCACCTCTACCTTGCAGCACATTCACAATACCTGAGGCTTCTTCAAACATTTGATCGATTTCTGCGATCTCACGGAACAAATCATTAGGTATCGACGGTGCTAATTGCTCTACTTTGGCATTAGGCATGTCCGTAGATAGCAATCCACCTACGCGATTGAGCGCAAAGCTCTTCTCATCAAGCAGACCAGTAAAACCAATCAAGGCTGTAGGCGGTGTGACTTGCTTAGAAAGCAGGTCAAGTATCTCTGTCATGCGTTTGTTTCGCATGTCTTGCAGGAAAACAAGTCTTGCAACCTCTGAAATACCCCAGTAATAGTCATACTGAGGGGTGGGGCAGAGCTGAATAAAGGGTAACTCACCCTTTAAGAACATGCTCTCACCTGGCCTGTCATAGATGATGACATTCGGGTCGGCAATCGTGACGCACTGGTAGTCATCAGTGTCATCGTTCCACACCCATAACTCAGTCATCTTGATCGTATCTTCAGCCACCCGTGCCTTGTACTGCTGCATACCAGCAATATTGAGGTTCACATTACCGTACATGGTCGGGTCAGTAGCCGACAAGATCAGACGCTGGATGCCATCAGGCACTTGATTCTGCTGGCTTTGGCCTAACTGCAAGCGAGCAAGCAGTGCATCACGGTTGGGATGTGAATAAAGCCTTGCATATAACTCAGAGCGTGTGATGTAGTAAATCTGAATCAACGCTTCTTGGCGATCTGTGTAAGGCGTATCTTCTCGATACACACCAATACAGCGTGGATCAACCATGTAGGGGTGCAAGCCATTCTTCTGAATGAGCTTAATGAATGTGGAGTTGTAGCAAAGCGCCCAGTTCAGAGCTTGCGCAAACACCTGATCAGCATTGGAGTTCAGCCAGTCATCGTTTAATGCGCCGGTCAGCGCAGGAATCTTGGTTTGCTCATGCGCGTTCACGGAAGCGCCAAGCGAGATCGTAAAGCGCGTGGTTTCTGCTGAGTAAAGGAAACTCGATAACTGATCAATGTGCGGGTAAATCTTGTTGTAGTAAGCCGGTGGGGCATCAAGCCCCGCACCGAAAAGATAGTAAGACCTTAATGAATCGTAAGTACCTGTACGTTCCTGGATGCTAACGGAGCATTTATCAACCAGGTCGTTGTAGAAATACTCACGTTGAACAGGATCGTCAGGAATTCTCATGTCGGTAACTTCAAGTTTTCATGGTCTCGCATCACCACCGAGGGTTGCGGCTTGCGCAATGCTATACCACTTTCCTTCACGGCTGACAAGCCTCCCACGGTTTCACCTTTAATGGAATTGAGATTGTAGTTGCCTATTTGTGACGGATTACCCCATTGCACAGCAAATGGGTTTTGCGGTTGCGCAGCCTGTTTGTTGTTCAGCAAGGCATTGTTTTGATGATCACCTTCTCTAGCCGACTTAATGTCTGACATGCCATAGTCATTAGCCAATTCTCTAAGCGTGCTATCAGCGTGTTTGGTTTTATCGGACTTCATACCAACGGGTTGCAAGAACACCATTTGCACATCTGCTGTGCAGCCATGAGGGCATTCAGGCTTATTGCTTTCAAAAAAGCCATGAGCAGCACACTTGTAATCATGATAAACGGCCATGTTTTCTCCTTATCTGGGTATCTAGGTTATCGCGGTGGTAATCATCAGACTTAGGCTTTACGCCAATATTTAACTTGAACTGCTTGCCATCAAACTCAATCAGGTTGCGACGCACCATGGCTTGCTTAGGTTTCTTGCGAAACTCTAAATACACATCGCGCCTGAATCGCATCACAGCCACATCGCCGTTTGTCCATTGCTCATAAGCACGATTGACACGGCGTTGCACAAACTCGGTAAGCGGATAGGTCTTGCGCTGGAATACATCTCTTAGATGGTCTTCTGTTAAGCCACAAAGCTCAGCAAAAAGACGAATGGAGATACCGCGCTTTTTATCTGCGAAGAACTTCTCCATGACTTCCATCATGGCTTCTTTACTGAGGCCCGACACCGAGTGCTTTCAAGTAGTTGTTGATCTGCCGATCCATGATCGGTTCTTGGACAGGTGTGATTGCCTCTTCCTTCCTTGCCCTGGTCATACGCATTTGCATCAACCGTGGCATGAGCTGCTCGGCATAAGCCACACACGCTAAAGCTGTGGCAATGACCCGATCATCTTTATTGCGCCCATAGGCGGCAATCGAGCCACCTTCTCGCACCACGGACTTCATCTCTTCTAGCAAGTCCATCGAGTAGACATTCATCATGCCTCGCTCAAAGTAATCCTTAAAGTAATTGAGCATCCGTTCCTTGGATGAATGTGTGGTCAAGTAACCCAGCGAATTAGACACACCACCTAGTGAGTCATTTCGCCTCCAAAGGTAGTGCTGCATGTGCGATAAGACATCATCTAAGCGCCTTGCCTTCTTCGGCTCCATCGTCTGCGCCTGTCGCCTCAGGTTACGCATCTCATTAATCACAGCCTGCCCTGGACCATTCACTTCCAGGTTCAAGGTTGAGTTCTTATAAGCCCCTGCCAGGTAGCAGATAATCCATGCAAACTGGTAGGTGTTGATCTCTGAAGTAGCAAACTCTGCAACCTGATCAAGTCCATCCGCATACGCTCGATAGATTTGAATGCAGAATCGATCTGCCCAGTCAGAGCTTCCATACGCTGGGTCTGCTCCAATAACATAGTAGGCGTTATCAATCGGCTCCTCCCAAATCTTAAGTGTCGCCATACGCTCGGTGCTTTGTATCAACTCTGTATCTTCAAAATACTGCCCCATCGAGAATCGATAGTTGCGTGGCATAAGTTGCTTTGCCACCTTCGCTTGATCGGTACACCTCGTATGACTAAAGAAACTACTGCCTGTCATGATGAAGGCATAGTCTTCCGTTGGCGGAAACTCCTGATACATGAGCGCTTCATCTTTTAAGCCCTCATTGAGCTTCCAGCGCCACCAAGCAATCTGCCTTGTATTGATCTCCACCTGGTAGAGCTTCTTAACTTCTCTTGTCCATTCCTTTTCTTCTGGACTTAACTTCCCATCCCAGTACACCCGATACACATCGGATTTAGGGTCAGCCGCATAAAGTTCATTTCGCCACCAGCCACAAAAGATCGCCTTCTGCGTTCTAGCCTTCTTAGCCACTTGCCACATGTCATGCCACATATTGAAGCCACGAGCCGTGCTCTCAAAGAGATAAAGCCGATTCGGGTTCTTCTCAGCCAAAGAAGCTAGCAAGGAAGCTAATCCTTCTTCATCACCCCAACTCGAAGTCTCTGTGCCATGCAGGTAAGTAATCCCCTTACCACGCCCTAGCGACCCCTTCGCTCGCAATCCTGCCACCTGATAAAAAAGCCTTGATCGGTTCTTTAACACCATCTGATTCCTGTTATGCGTCATCAAAGGAATCTTGTACTCCGGTGGCAAGCCATCCATATACATGGCAAGCGTGGTTCTGAACTGATCTCTATTCTCTTCCGTATCCGTTGTTAACGTCCCCTGAAACCCAGGGTTCTTAAAATGCCAGTAAAGGTCTAAGGCAAGTGAGATCGTCGTAATCCCTAACTGCCTGCCCTTCAAAATCACAAAGAAGTGCGTACCCTGATTTAAGCCTTTGGCAATCTCTTCCATCACATAGGTCTGGCTACCCAATAAACGCTGTCCAAGGCGCTGTATACCCATCTCCTTTGTCTCTACCTTAAGTTCCCTACAAAACCTGTAGAAGTGCTGTAAATCAAAGTTCATTGCGTACCTGGTTCGTATTCATACTTCATGCAAGGCTTCTCAGCCAATAGGCCATCTCTCATGCAAATCAGAATCTCCTCCTTATCACCTTCCTTTTCTTTGAGTCCAATCGCCTGACTCCATCGACACGTTTCGCAAGAGGGCTTCCAGTCCATACCTTTCCTTTAACCACAACACCGTCTTTTCTTCATCAGCCGTTAAAGAGCGCTCTTTCCTCTCTTTCTCATACCACCTCATCGCCTGGTACGGATACGTCTTATCTCCCTCCGTATACCGCTTAATCCAAGCAAGCTGAAACTCATGACTCACTCAACCCGCCACACCCTTACACCACCTTCCACTTTCCTCGCTGTGAACTTCTTCCCACTCTTTCTCCACTCTCGATAGTTCGCATTACATAACCTACCTAAATCACCATCTTGTACATAGAAACTATCTCCGAGCTCTAATGCTTCGTATGGGTATTTAGCTATCTTTTGCTTCTCCGGTATCTCTATGTTCTTTTCTAACGTCACCATAACCGTACATCTCCATATTGTCGATGTACTCATCATATCGTAAAAGCTGTTTTTTCTTGGGGCGGGGATGGTTATGGTGCACCCAAAACCAGAGGCCCCGTCCCATTCGATCTGCCAATCAAGCTTGATCTATGCACTGCCTGCCTGCCCATTCCCTGCCCAATCAACCCTGAGCACATGCCTACTCATGCAAGTCATGACAGGGAAAGGTGCGGTACTTAGCCCCTTGTATGGCCATGGCCCTTATCGATAAAATCGATCAAGAGGGGGCGGTTAGATAATTACATCAATGTAGTCCCATGCTCGAATGAGCATAGGCCCTTTTATACATTTATACACAAGACACAATAAGACTACTTATATATATATAAGACATCTTACGTTGTGACGTATGACATTAGATCGGTGTCTGTTATGTCATTCTAGCGTACTAGACTTAAGTATGGGTTCCATGCTTTAGATATATGCCATGATTCTCATACATAACCTTATATGGAGAGTCTAATCATGGATATAGCACAGACAATCACTGATCGAATCATTGCTGAGCTAGAGAAAGGAACTGCGCCTTGGGTTAAGCCTTGGCATGAGGACTGCGAATCCTACAATCCGGTTAGCGGTACGGTTTACCGCGGCATGAATCAACTTTGGCTCAGCATGATGGGCCTTGGTCGATCGAATGCTTGGCTCACGTTCAAACAAGCTAGCGATGCAGGCTTGAATGTTCGCAAGGGTTCTAAAGGCGTTCCAATCATCTTTTGGAAGCAATTGTCTATCAGTAAGAAAGATGATCTCGGCAATGATGTAAACGCCACTATTCCAATGCTCAAGCATTACTTTGTTTTCAATGCTGATGACATCGAAGGCGCAACATTCAGCAAAGGCTCAGGCAAGCTGCAAGGCTCTATCGATTCTAGAGTGCAGGCAGTAGTCGATAGGCTTGCTTTAGATGGTGGAGTTCAAAAGGCTAGCAGTGCGTTCTATCAGGCAAGCAAGGATTGTATTGGTATGCCTGAGCTTTCGAGCTTTCGATCACTTGCTGACTATCACGCTACTTTATTGCATGAATGCGTTCATGCCACTGGTGCTAAGTCTAGACTTGATCGGCAGCTTATGAATCGTTTTGGAAGCGAAGCATACGCATTCGAGGAACTAATCGCAGAACTAGGCGCTGCCATGCTTTGCATGAAAACCGGCGTAGATGGGCAGCTTCAACATGCAAGCTACATTGATTCATGGCTCAAAGTCTTAAAGCAAGATAAGAACGCCATCATTAAGGCAGCAAGCAAGGCTCAGGCAGCAATGGATTACTTAGTAGCAGAGCAAGCTGAGGAAATGCCATTAGCAGCATGATGCAACTTATAAGCCATTGGTAACAGTGGCTTATGGGGTGCACCAAGCACCATTAACCAATGGAGAGAAACATCATGAGAAAAGACGTCACATTGTCTACTGGTCGAATTGTTTCGCATAGGCCGTACTTATCTAACGGCGAGCCTAATGGAGCCACTGAAGCATTCATCCTTGGCGGGCATGAAATGACAAACGAAGAATGGCTCGAATACGTATCAATCATTCACGGCCTAAAGGATGAATCATGCAAAGCCTAATCGATTGGCTCATCGCCGTTATATTTGGCATTGCCCTTGCCTGCGCAATCTTCTTTAACCTTTGAGGGGTACATCATGCTTACTACTGACTTCACCGGCACTTATGACTATGAAATGGAAGAGGCACACCATGCTGCTCAATACATAGTCGAAGAATTCACCGAAGGCTTTATTGAATCATCCGATGAATTGCACCATCGCATCAATAAAGAACGTATGCACTGGAAGAAGTGCTTACCCGAAACATTCGAAGACTTTGATAAGCACTTCATCGCCTACTTGCGCCAACACTTACCAGCTAGCGAGTCCATTTAACCCACCACAATGCCCCTATAAGCCCTTAAACGGGCTTTTGGGGCGTTTTTACCTACTTACTGGAGTCAACCTACATGGACGATCAGAAAATCCCTCTATGGGTCTCTCTTTTCAATTGTCAGATTCACCCGCAAGACTGGTGCATTCCCGTTGAATCAGTCTGGAGACGAGCAGGCTGGAAACCACCAAGCAAGGAATGTCCCGAAACAATGGCTAAGCAGCAGTCCTTTAGAACCTGGATTGTGACGCTACCCGCTGGCGAGTCCCAAGCTGTAGCGCAGTTACCCGCGAGCGAGTCCCAATGAAAAAGAAAAGACTATTGAGAGACGTAGAGCAAGAGTCTTTAGCTATGGTTGAGAGATGGCAAGAGGAGCTTGCAAGACATGTGGCCTACCTGCCAGTGCTTTGTGAGCAGGCTGGGGTGACTGAAGATGAACTACACCAAGCAATAGGTATTCACTTCTACGTTAGATCGATAACCAGACATGGAGGTGTTCAATGAAGCACACACTGTTACAACAGGCTTATGGAGCTATCTTAGACGCTGAGAGAAGGCTACATAAGGATGGTATTGATGGTAAATGGCTCACGCCACTTCACGATGCCTTGTGTTGCATCAGTGAAGAGATCAGCAAGCCAATGCCAATGGCTCCGCAATGGCAGAGCATTACACCTGATGAAGTCCATGAAGCATTTAATTTCGTTGAGCTAGTCAAGCAACTAGATTTTGACCGGCAGAGAGAAGCCTGGTGCGAAGCCTTTGCTGCTTACATTGAAGCCAAACTAAAAGAGAAGAATCATGAGCATAAAAATGCTTCCTGACGGGCGTATGAGAGCTTCTGATGCTGCTACATATCTCGGCATCAGTTATCACTCACTTGCACAGCATCGGACCCGTGGTACTGGCCCTCTATTCGTCAAAATAGGTAGGATTTTCTACTTCAAAAGCGATTTAGATAGCTGGCTTAACGATCATCGAAAGAAGCAAACAGAGCAACGGGGTGAGCAATGAAACGCGAACTGTATGACTTCACCACACCACCAGACACCCCCACAGAAGCTGTGAAAACGATGTACTACTTCCCGCATCAAAAGGCTAGTGGCATGGGGTTACCCTCTCGCGCTCCGGCATACAACGATCCACCCTGCATGGCAGCACACTACGACACCTATGGGAGGTTATTGTTTACACGTTTTATATTTAAGGACGGCACATGGAGGGATGAATGAGTGCAACGATGAGCATCCACAAACTCAGGATGAAAGCTAAACAGGACAGAGGGCAAGCCTGCCTTTAATATATGCAGACAAGATCATCGCCTGTGACGCTCAAGGACTTAGCGAGCAAGCTGGGTGTTACAACCAAGGCCGTATCCAACTCACTGATGCCGCTCCTTGAACAAGGAATCATCGAAAGAGAATTGATGCTGCGTCAGTCTTCTATCTGCAAAAAACTTGGATGGGCTTACGCTTACTGCGTTGCAGACAAGAACCTAAAGAAACCGATCAAGAAGAAGAATCTAATCATCGAAGAAGAGAACCTTAGCTTTCATAACCCCTTCAATATCCACCCTTAGGGGTTGCTCCTCGCAAAGACCCCCCTACCCCATAGCTAACAGGGTAGGAAGGGTCGGTTCTCCTCGGGTGACAAGCACCATCCCCATGTTAGTTTCCTAGCCCCTCGGCTTGGGGATACGACCAGCCGACCGGATTATTCGGGAACTGCCCCCTAGTCTTGCGACATACCGGCTACTGCTTTTCTTCCGCGCAGCCCCAGATATGGCTCTTACTAT